GACAAGAGCATCTTCATGGGCATCTAGTGGACAACAAAAAGGAATTAGTTCTAAAGTTGGTAAAGGTTATTGTGGAAATGAAGGTACATATAATGGAGGTTACAATTTAAGAAGGTGGGATGTTTTTACCGAAACTAATATTGGTAATGTTCCTAAACCACACGCAAATTGTGGGGAAGAGAATTTTACAATGGGACAAGACCATCAATACATGTTAGCAACATACGATGGTACGGGTCAATCAAATGCGAGTTGGAAATTCTCATATACAACAGATACAGGTACGGTAAATCCTGCAGGGTTAGCACCAGGTGTTAACGCAGGTGCATCATCAGGACATTGTGGTTGGAGAAATTAACTATTTATAGATATGATATTTGAAAATTTAGAAATTAGTGGATCATTAAGAGGACAAGGACCTACAAGACCTCCTTCAGGTTTGAAGGCGAGTAGACCATCTTCACCAGAAAATGGGTCTCTATATTTAGAAATGACAACCTCAGGTAGTTTTGATAATAGTTTCTTAATGGTTTATACGGGTAATGGAAACGACGGTGGATGGGAAAGAATTGCAAATCAAAGTAATTTTGGTAAAACTAGTTTCAAGTACAATCAGATAATAAACTATTCATATTTAGCGGGTGGTTACAAATCAAGTTCACCTTGGAAGAATGTACACAAAACAGTAAACGCAACCGACCAAACATCTCACTTAGGTGAGTTATTGGATTATCCCGCATCGTATACCTCAGGGGCATGTAGTAGAACAATTTTCTATGTTTGGTCTGTTAATGATGATGGTGCTTGGAAAAGTGCGGGTAATGTACATGGTACAACCACGTCAGCAGTAAATATGATGACCGATACCAACTATGCACATACCGCGGCAATGGATACTACCATATCAAGAAGTGATTTAGGTACTATGTTTAAAGAAACTGAAATGGCATACCTTTTTAGTGGTGGTTCAACAACCGTGGAATTATTTAATTTAACTACAGAATCTTTACATACCGCATATACATTAACAACAATAAACGGTAGTGATGGTGCTTCCGCATTTTCAGATGAACTCCATGGTTATGGTTGGACATCGGGTGCTGGTGTAAAATTAAATTTTGCAACCGAAACATTTACAACCTCGGATCGTTGGGGTAATCACTCACAACAAAAAGGAATTAGTTCTAAGGTTGGAAAGGGTTATGCCGGTAATGAAGGTTCATATAATGGAGGTTACAATTTAAGAAGATGGAGTAATCAAACAGACACGAATATTGGTAACGTCCCTAAACCTGACGGAAATTGTGGTGAAGAAAACTTTACTATGGGTCAGGATTGGCAGTATATGTTAGGTAATTATAATGGTTTACAAAATAATAATGCGTGGAAATTCACGTATTCAACAGACACAGGAACTACAAGTGTTACAGGTTTAAATCCCGCGGTAAACCCAGGGACTTCTTCTGGACATTGTGGTTGGAGAGAATAAAATAGAAAGAATATGATATACGAAAATATGTCCGTTAGTGGTTCACTTAAAGTGGACAGAGTCACTGCAAGACCACCGAAAGGTGTTAAGTCACAGAGACCATCGAACCCATTATCGGGTTCTTTATTCTTGGAAGAATCATCCGAACACACAAGTTATCTTATGGTTTATACTGGTGTTTCAAATATAGAAAATGGTTGGGAACGAATATCGGCACAACAGAATGAAGGGACTAACTTTAAGTACAGACAAATAATAAACTATTCGTATATGGCTGGTGGTTACAAATCAAGTTCACCTTGGAAGAATGTACACAAAGCGACTAATGCAACTGATCAGACAACACACATAGGTGAGTTATTAGACTACCCTGCAAACTATACCTCAGGAGCATGTAGTAAATCTATATTTTATATGTGGTCCGTGAACACTGATAATGGACACAAAGGACCGACAACTCTACATAGTAACACAACTTCAGCGGTTAATATGATGACGGACACTAACTACGCACACCAATCTAACCACGACTTACAATATAGTAGGTCCGATTGTGGAACCATGTGGAAAGAACATGAGTTTGCTTGGATTTTCGCGGGTAACAGAACTGAGGTGGATAAATTTAATTTAAGTAATGAAACGACAATAACAAACTATGGTGTAACCTCGATAAGTAGTAGTGGTGGAGCGAGTTCGTTCTGTAATGAAACTCATGGTTATGGATGGAGTACAAGTAGTATAAAAATGGAATTCTCTACGGAGACCATATCAAGTGCGTCAAGTTCATGGTCAGCACACGGACAACAAAAAGGTATTGCGTCTAAAGTTGGTAAGGGTTATGCCGGTAATGAGGGATCTTACCAAGGTGGTTACAATTTGAGAAGATGGGATACATCTACAGATACTAATATTGGTAATGTTTCTAAGTTAAGACCTAATTGTGGTGAAGAGAATTTCGCAATGGGACAGGATTGGCAATACATGTTAGGTTGTTACGGTAGTAGTCTTCAAAATAACGATAGTTGGAAGATGTATTATCAAACAGACACAGGTGTTTTAAATCCGGCAGGTCTTCCACCAGCAGTGAACGCAGGTACGTCTTCAGGTCACTGTGCTTGGAGAGAATAATACCATTTTACACTTTATTTAATTCTTTTTTATACTTATATTATAGTAAAATTTTATTATATGCAAGACTTTAAATACGAAAGAGATGGTGTTAACTCTAAACTCATAGAAATAGCGGAACAGGTATCATTCGCACTACCGAGATATAAGGCAGAGACTTTTGTTGGGGGAGCACAAATTACTCCATACGCAAAATTGAAACAGTGGTTACTCGAACTCAGAGGTCGTGAAGATGCGGTCGAACATTTAGAGTATACTGTACAAAAACAAGACTTAGAAATACAAATACAAGAGGAGAGTAAAGAATTTCTTACCGACCCCAAAAGAAAACAATTAGTTGACCTTAATATTGCGGATATGAAGATTGACCTTAGAAAGTTTAAAAGAAACTTGAAGGACGCTTATATTGAGAGACAAGGGTTTATTGACCTAATAAAAGATTTCTTAGACACTGATGACGCCAAACTACCTGACGGATCTAATTTAATAGATGTTATAGGTAATAAAGAATTAGAAGATAAATTTGAACACGAGTATTGGACGGTTAGAATGGCAAAACAAGCCATGTTAGATATGATATCGTATGGTAGAGTAGGTACAGGTAACTTAGATTCTATTTTAATGATGTCGGCCGAACAACAGAAACAAGTTTTATCACTTGCTTCCTCTTACACAGTATTTATAGATAAGAACATTAATCAACTAATGTCTAACGCAACAACAAATAGTTTCTCCATTGAAGAATCATTGAGGAATCAACTTAAGTTGGGTAAGGCAGATAAACCTGATACTGAAAAACTTTTATAATGAGACATATTATTTTTAAAATAACTGGTGAAATCCCTGGATACATTAAAGTTATTGGATCCTACATGAATTATTACTACGGACGTATTGAAGACATATACGACGATATGAGATTAGATTTGGATAAGTTTAATGCCTCTGTTATAACTGAAGATGTGGGAAAGGGTTTTATTTTTGCCGACATTTATAAAAGTTATGTGAGTATTAGAACAAACTCTTCACTGATGGATGAGGTACCTGTTTTAGCAGAGTCTTCAGAAACCGAGGAAGAAAAAATTAAATACACACTTACAGATGAGGACAAACAATTAGGTGTTGATTTTAACAAAGCGGTTCTTCTAAAGGTTATTGCGGATAGATTCTTTACAAGATATAAAGATCTTATGGTTGACGTATCTGATTTAGAGAAAGATACGTGGGAAGAACAAAAAAGAGAGGCATTTGCATATGAAGAGAATAGTAACTACCCAACACCTGTAATAGACATACTTTCAAGTGGTAGGGGTATCGAGAAACAAGTATTAGTGGATAAGATTATATCCAATGTTACAACATATAACACAAAATTAGCGACACTACTTCTTGAACAACAACTTTTAGAAACAAAAGTTAAAAATTGTAACACCATTGCGGATTGTCACAGGGTAAGACATGAGAAATTTGGTGTAGGTATGAGTAGACAACAAAAGATTGATGAGGAAATTGAGACAACCCCACTGACACTGAAGATAGATTTCTAAAAATAACTAAATGAATTTAGCAATAAATGGTACATGTGCTAAAGGTTGTTCGTTCTGTTTTACAAAAGAAGATGCAAGACTAAAACATACTCTTGGTGAGATGTCGATAGAAAAGGTGGGTGAGTTACTTGACCACTTTGATGTTAAAGGATCTAGAGAAGAGGTCACTATTTTAGGTGGTGAACCAACACAACATTCAAACTTTATAGGACTAATGGACTATATAATCTCAAGGGGTTATAAAGTTAATTTAGTAAGTAACTTACTATTTGGTAAAAGAACATTAGATTACATAGTCACCAACATAAGACACATTAAGTGGGTTCTACCTAATGGTGCGGAATTAGATGAAAAGAATAGATTAAATCTATTCAAAAAGAATTACCTATCACTATATACAGCGTACGCCAATACGTGGGGTTTTGAAGAAAACTCAAGATTGTTCATCGCACTAACATTATCGTCGGATTGGAAGGAAAGAAAAATGTACGATTACATAAAGTGGTTGTATCATGCATTGGATGGTAAACTAAATGCAATAAGGTTAGGTTTAGATCTGACAGGTACCTATCTGATTAATAATAAAGAGATGGGTGAGGAGGTTACCAAAATACTTAAATTTGGGATGTACAACAATATAAGGGTTACATCTGATTGTCAAGTACCTCCATGTTTATGGGAGGGTAAAACAAAAGAATCAATTATACAAAACTCATTTGATTTTGCGACCTTTAAAGTAAAAGGGTATGATAAGATATGTGGGTTTATGCCGTTAGACATCTTTCCTGATGGTTCGTCTATTCATTGTTATCCTTTACAAGACAAAGTTAAGATAGATAATGTATTGAAAATTTCAGGAGAAAATAATATATTAACTCTAAGAGATGAGTTCGATGATCTTTATAGGGAGAATCATAAAAATTATAAAATACCACAAGACTGTTTAGATTGTGTTTTTTACAAGACAGAATGTAATGGGATATGTGGAGGATGTTTAGAGAATGAGTAAGATTTTTTCAATACCGTTAAACCCGATGTTAAGTGAACAAGCATTCACACATGTGTTCTATCCTTTTTTAAAGGAACACAAGGATTGGATTTATGATATATATTTCACGTGTAGGATACCACCATTTACTCAAGATGCGATGGGATCAATTATAGATGATAATGATAGAAACTCTGTTTTTGAAAATGCAATGATGATACAAGAATCGTTAGGTATAAAAGTAAGTGCAACTTTTAATAATTTCAACGTATCACCAAAGTATGAAAATTATAAACTCTTTATTGATAATTTAAAACCACTCTATGAGAAAGGGTTAAGGTCTATGACAATTCCTCATGGTCATTGGGTGGCCATGGGACTAAAGGACCATTTTCCTGAGATGCATATTAAAAACACCATACTCAGAAAGGTTAACACCGCACAAGATTTTTGGTATTCCGCCGAACAAGGTTTTGATTACATTAATGTAGACAGAATATTGATGAGGGATATGGAAGAATTAAAAAACATTAGAAGAGCACAACTAATGTTTCAACAAAAACACGGTAGGTATATTGAAATAGCGTTACTTACTAATGAAGGTTGTTTGGGTAGGTGTCCTGTTATGGATGAACACTATTCATATAATAACCTTAGAAAACCAAACGAATTACCATACTTTCATCATGAAATATCTAAAGTTACATGTGAACACAAATGGGAAGACGAGGTAGATGCGTTCTTTTTTAAAACCGCAACAATTCCTCCATTCAAAGAGGAGTTTAACGAATACCTAAACCATATTGACGTTTTTAAAATGCACGGTAGAGATAGTTTTGATAGACTTAATGAAACTATGGAAATTATTGAGTCATATTCCAAAGGTAAAGAGGTGTTGTCTTCATCCTCTAAAACATATTTAGATGGTGTACCATACGAAGAGTTAAGAGGGTGGAGAAAGAAAATTAAGAAATGTAAATTTCAATGTTGGGATTGTAACTATTGTGATATAGTATCGGAACACAAAAAAAGAAAACTTAATGGACCTAATTAAACACATAGACAACTCAATTAGGTGGGGTGAAAGAGAAGTATCCAAACTTAACCAAGACGTATTAAACATTCACGGAATTACAAGTAACAAAGTAAGGTCATTACTCAACAACATATGTTCAATAGGTGGGACGTACTTAGAGATTGGGGTTTTCAGAGGTGCAACCTTCTGTTCTGCCATTTATAATAATGATAATCTACATGGTATTGGGATTGACAATTTTGCATCACCAAACCTAATGCCGATGGGTGTAAGTCAAAAATTGGCATCTTATCTAAAACAAGGGTTAGATGTAACACCACAGGAAAACTTCTTAGACAATGTTAAGCGGTTCGGAGACCCTGATAGGTTAGATATATATAAAACAGATTATACAACCTTTGATTATTCCCAACTACCTAAATTAGATATTATTTTTTATGATGGAGACACCAAATTCCATGATCAGTATGTTACACTTAAAAAAATAATCCCTCAATTTTCAGACAAGACAATACTAATAATGGATGATTGGAATTGGGATAGTGGTGCTCTCTATAGAATCATAGATGAGGAAAAATTGTTCGTATCACACCAAAAAGAAATCTTTACAAAGGGTGAAGATATGGAAGATTTTTGGAACGGAATTGGTATATTTCTTATAGAAAAATAGTTGACTTTTATTTATATTTTATCTAAATTAAAATCTATGAGAAAGTTTATTTTTTACATAGTAATCGCACTACTATTTTGTAATGTAGGATACTCCCAAACCAAAGTAGATACACTAAAAGTAAAGACTTTAGATGAGGTTGTCGTGGTTGCAGGAACTAACTACCAAGTTAGACAAGTATATATCGAACCTAAGATATATGAAAGGTCAATACAATTACAACAGACAAGTCCGGGTCAACTAAGTCCTTTCTTAGGTGGATTCACAGGTAACCAAGTTGATCAAGTCATAAACGATATAAGGTTTAATAGTGCATTATTCAGAACAGGTCCTAATCAATACTTTGGGTGGGTACCTATGAATTTTACTAAGAGAATAAGGATTAGTGATGGAGGTAATATAGGTGGTACAATTAATAGAGAGTTAGGTATCGACTCATCATCAATAAAACTATCTTATGATGGTGGTGTAAATGGAACAACTAATTATATTTCTTACAAAGAAGGTAAGTTTGGTATTGCGGTTAATAGTATTATAAACGATAATGTAAGGTCCGTGGGTGGTGAGATACCACACAGTTCTTATAATCAGAATTCATTAATCACTGAGTATCAATGGTCTAATAAAAATAAAACTACTTTTCTCTTCACCCAATCCAACGATTTAGAGAGAACTGATAAATGGAATGGTGGTGAAAGAATAAATGGTTTCCAAGATCCTAAAATCTATACGTGGGAATTACAGAGATATATTTTACTTAATCATAAGTACGATTATAAGGATCTAAAAGTAAACTTTGCATATCAAAACTTCTCAGAAAATATACTCAACAAAACAACAAGAATAAAAAGTAGATTAAATTCGTTCACTATAAATGGTGAATATATGGTTAGTGACAATCTTGAACTATATACATCTAATGTAATTGAACATATTGATTACCAAACTGAAGGTGTTGATTATGTCCCTAATGACCTTTACAAAACATTCAAACAAGGACTTAGGTGGGATATAAAACTTAAAGGGTTTAATGTGTTTGTAAGTGGTGGATACAAGACAGTAAAGATTACAGATATTGAACCATTCAGTGGATTCGAAAGTTCCTTTATTATAGGTAAGAAGGGTTTCTTTGGAAGTTATGTAAGGTCTTTAAACGCACCTAGCTACCTTATGGTAAAACAATCTATTACAACGGGTAAGGCCGAGCAACTACCTAATCCTGATCTTAAACAGGAAAACTCAGACTCGTATAGGGTTGGGTATAAGAATAGGGGTTTCTATGTGGACTTTAATTATAGGTTATTGAATGATGCAATAAGTACCATATTCATTAATTCAGATACCATCCAAACAGTAAATCAAGGTAAAATAAAGGTATGGTCATCAAATGTGGGGTTTAATAAAGATAACCTACTTAATAGGGGTATTAGTCTTAAGTCTAGGTTAGAATATGTTTATGGTAAAACATCGACAGATGAACCAATCAACAAAGTTTCTCCATTTAGAACCTACGTTAAGATAAGTAAGGATAATTTGTGGGTAGATTGGTCATTTCAAATTAAAGACGATGAACTATCTGAAAACGATTTGAATGATGTTAGACAGTATGCCCACAACAAGGGAGTGAACATAATCTCTGTAGGTTATGACCATACGTTATTTAAACATAAAAATAATCCTATTAATTTGGGAGTATCCGTTTATAATATTCTAAATAATGAAAGTAGAATAACTGGATCATCAACAGACTTACCTAAGAGGTCTGTGTTGTTCAATTTAAAAATGAATTTATGATAGATGTAATATTAAATAACCAACACTTCCTTATATACCTTTCATTTATAATGGTTATAACAGGTATTTTAAAAGAGAGAGGGTATTTGGTAGACGTATTTAGTTTAATACTTAAAACGGTTAAATCTAAGAAGTTAGTTTTATTTCTAATATCTTTATTTGGTGGGGTGTTACCTATACCCGGTAGGGTTGCGGTTTCTGCGGGTATACTTGATACCATTGCACCTAAAGATAAAGAAGGGAGAGAGAATTACGGAATAATTGACTACCTGTCAACACACCATTATTATATATGGTCACCATTAGAAAAGACAGTTATAATACCTATGGCAATTTTAGGTATCACATATGGGGAACTAATGAATATGGTTTACCCATTACTTATAATATCCATAGTCGTTATAGGTACATACATTTACAAATTTAAAGACGGGAACATTGAAATACCTAAAGATCACCAGGTTAATTATAAGAACATATATTCAATATTCCTACCCTTCATACTAACATTAGTATTGGCGGGTTTAACGGATCGTTATTTACCTTTATTTTGTGGATTCACCCTTTACTTAGTAAGTTACTCCAATTCGTGGGGTAAACTATTAAAACACGTCAGATGGAGATTAGTTTTGAGTGTGGGTATTGTGATTATTGTTTCTAATCTTATTTCGTTATATGGTAATGAAATAAAAACTAATTTAGAGGGATTTACATCCGAACATAACATACTCTTAGTTGGTACCTTATGTTTTATTGGATCATTTCTATTAGGGTCATCAGGGAAGTACGCAGGGATAGTCTCATTAGTAACCTCTATTATGGGAATACAATATTTTCTATTCTTATTTACCATGTGTTATTCAGGTTACCTTTTATCCCCAACACACAAATGTATCTACATTGGACAACAGTATTTCGGTACCCCAATTAAAAAATATTTATTATCCATTTCGGTTTGGGTAATAATTATGATAGTCTATAGTTATTTAGACTTGACTTTTACAATTAAATAAACTATATTTTTAAAAAATAACATTATGTCAACAAAGTTAACAATCGATCAAATCCTACAATTAGATGCGGAAATAAATGGATATACTAATCCTCAAAATGGTGAAGTAGTCTATGAAGGTTTTGCAGCACAACCATTATCAATCTTATTGAAATATGAACTTAGAGAACTCTCTGAGAAATTAAAAGATGAAAGAGGTAAAGTTGATGAACTAAGAAACGAACTAATAGAAAAGTTTGGCGAAAAAACAGAAGAAGGTGGTATACAAATAACACCAACAATTGAAAAAAAGAAAGGGAAGAAAACTGAAACGGTTAAAAATCCTAAGTATGTAGAATTCTTAAATGAATATAATAAGTTACTAACTAAAGAGATAGAATTGGACCATCCAGTAATCACTAAGGACGACCTTAAAGATGCGGGTAAAACAAAGGACCAATACAATGTCTTATTTAATTTAGTGGGGTAGTTTAAACCTTCTTTTTAATTATGATTTTCAAATTTCCGATTTGATATTCCCCTACATCGTAGTGTGGAATTGATAATCGGATTTTGTTTATTGTGTGAAGATCTTCTTCGTTCATTGATTCGGTTTCAATAATCATCACGTCTACAATATCACATAATAAGAATTTAGATCTTAAATCGTAGTTAGTGTTAGGTTGTTCATTTGCAATATATTCGGTGGGTGTAGTGCCACCTAAATACAATTTATCAAAATAAGGTTCTAACTTATATAGGTGTTTGTCACTCCTCAATTCAATACCCATATTAAACGTTGGGTAATTAAAAATTTCATCTTCCCAATAATACAGTTCGTTGAATGTAGGTATTGTGATACCCCATTTACGTATAAAGTTACGTATGTTTCTATGTTCACTTAATTTACTTTCTTCGGACCTTAACACTCTACTTGTTTTAGAAACAAAGTGATATACTACAGCACACTCTGTTGTCTTAAGTAAGTAACCTTTTAATTTGGCTCTAATAATGAAATCATCATCTTCACAGAAAAAAGGATCAAAAGTAAAACCATCAAATAAACCAACATCAATAAATGTTTTCTTATAACCCGACATAAAAAATGTACCTCCATTAACTAAGTCCTTTCTTTCCTTAACTTTGTCAACGTATTGATCAAATAAGTGATAATTAAAATCGTTAAATCCTCTACCTAATTCTAATATAACTTTACCAGGTCTTTTATGTCCTTTAAAAATTGGGGGTTCAATAGTAGTGTATGTAATAAGAGATTTTTCATCAATCAGTTCCGATAGATTCTCTAAAAAATTCTTACCGATGACCATATCATTATGAATCAAAACCAACTTATCTGTATCAACTAACTTTATAGCTGAATTATAATTGTCTGAGAAAGTTAATTGGTCATCATCGTGTATAAAGGAAAGGTTATCATCATCCAAAGATTGTAACCAATCTAATGTACCATCTGTAGAACCACCACTACTAATCACCATAGGTGCGTCAGGATATATATCCCTAACCCTCTCATAGGTATTCTTAGTATAGTCTAAGTTGTTAAAAACAGCAAGTACTAAAGATATATCCATTATTTATTAGTATCATCAAATATTGAAATGAATAGTCGTTCGAAGATCCACGGACCTAATACTCTATCGACACACAACTCGTTGGCCTTTTTATAAAACTCCACACTTCTCATTCTGATCGTATCTCTACTAACCGCAAATATTGCACCAGCAGTAAATGGGTATAGTTCAAGGGGTGGGTCTTCAAATAGTTCTACCCAAACACCATTTATATCCATACCTCCGTGATGTGGTAAACCGTTTGGTTTTGAATGTAAAACTCTTTTATAATGATGACTATTACTAAAAAATAGTGATTGGTTAGGTTTTTCAAAAACCACTGATCTATTTGTATTTGGAAACTCTTTTAAAACCTCTTTGTAATTTGTAACGTGATCAAATGGATGTCCTTGAGTAAAGAATACCCAATCACTTAAATTATCGTAATTTTTTATTATGTGAGTTAGATACGTGTTACCTTCTCGACCAATGTTAGGTAAATTAATAGAATCTTCGATAGGTTCCCCTTTATTATATAAAAAAATTCTATAATCGGAAAACTCCGATAACCAAGATATATCCTCCTTATACCTACTTACAATTAAATCACCTTTGTAGTTCGTCATAATAGTTATTTTGTTTTTCTTGTTTTTTAATATCTTTATGATGTATGAGTGAAAATGTTTCATCCTCAGGTAAGTTAGTATATGTATTATAGTTTACTAACCTTTCATGTACTTTACCGTACCATCTTATTCTACTTTCTTTTTTCCATATTCTTGTCTGAGTGTCAGGAAAATTTACCCACCCTATGGAGTTTACATTCCAACCCCACTTTTTAATGTGTTCGTCTGTCAAACCTTCAACAGTATTCACTCTCGAAATTAAGAATACTTCGTTTTTAGGGTTCGCCTCAAGTATCGTTGGTAGATAGTTGATTAAATTTAAATGAGGTATTTCATCCGCATCAATTTGAAAGATGTAATCACCATTACAATAATCTGAAAGTGTATTTTTCCACTCACCAAAATGACCATCGAAGAAACCTCTCCACATTTGAAAGTTAGGTAACTTATTATGTTTGACTAACCATTCCGATACTTCTTCGGAACCATTTTTCTGATCGTATAAAACAACTATTTCATCCTTAGGTCTTTTGGTCCTAAGTAGAAACTCAACGAGACGTTTTATTTCTTCGAATTCATCACAGACAGTTATTGCGTAACTAATTTTCATTTATAAACTTTTTATATAATTTTCTAATCTATCTTTTGGTATCCATTTTAGTCTTTCTACCATATCGTTATTTTCTCTAAGTGTGCATCGGTAATTACCCTTCTGTTCAGGTATTAATATATGGTCAACTTCAAACTTATTTTTAAACATCGAGTACACTTCATTGATGGAGTAATTTATACCCGTCCCTAACTCCCATGCATCATCATGAGACTTATCGGTCATCCCAATTTTATAAAGACCATCTACGATATCAACAACGTGTGTAAAGTCCCTTCTTTGTTCACCGTCACCTACGATTGTTATTTTCTCACCATCCCTTACCTGTCTTCTCCAAATACCTATAACTGCTGCCCAATCTCCATCGACAACTTCATTAGGTCCGTAAACATTATAGAAACGTGCAATTTCACAGTTTAAACCATAAACCTTACGATACATTTTTAATATTTCCTCACCAAGATGTTTGTAACACGCGTATGGTGATTGATATGGGTCATGCCATCTTGAAGACGAACCCGCATAAATAACTTTAGCCCCAATAGTTTTTGCGAATTCACAAACCATTTGAGTACCGGTTACATTAGTATCGTAAGTTAGTAATGGATTTTCAAAAGAGGGTTGTATTCTTGACAGTGCGGCTAAATGATATATAATATCAAAATCTTTATCCATAAGATCAATTAACTGTATATCACCTGTATGATAGTTACATCCATCAACTTCATTCTCAATTAAACCACTATCGTAATTATCTATTGAGTGAACATCGTGTCCTTCTTTTAATAATCGTTTTATAAGGTTAGTACCGATAAACCCTGCACCACCTGTTACTAATATCTTCATTCCTTTTCAATTTTTTTTAATTCAGGTAAAACCAATTTAGTTTTCTTTGGTTTAACTGCGTTTATTATTACTGATTTTAAAATATCTTTAAACTTGACTGTCGTTGATTCTAAAGAGAAGTTATTTTCATTCTCTTCTTTAAGAAGTTTAGACTTTTCTAAGAACTCTTCATACTTGTCTTTCACAATTTTAAACACCTCAATAACTTCACCGTAATTACACGTAAACCATTTAGATTCTTTAAGTATGAAATCATCTGAGGCACTCTCATGTACGTTGGTCAACTTACCACCTAACATTATTGCTTTATCCATTGGTAGGAAATCTTTGTGACCCGACCAATTAGATGCAATTATCGGTTTACCCGTCATAGAAAATTCTAATAGAGGTCTCCCAAATCCTTCACCCTTTGTTAGAGTTACCATTGATTTTACCTTAGGGTGGTTGTATAAGTCGTTCATCTCATTATCGGTGAGTTGTCCAAACAATAAGTAAATTTTGGGTGGACTATTATAAGACGATGTAATCCTTTGTATTTTCTTTCTCATCACTTCCCTTTGTTTAATAGAGAAGTTAGCACTGGATGTCTTTAAAATTAATCCAGGGGAATCCTCAACACCATTAAACGAATCACAGAAACACTTAATTAACATACCCACGTCTTTCCTGTCTTGTCCAATGTCACCCTTTAACCAATGACCAACAAATAAGTAATTAAAATCATCTTCTAAATCTAACTCTAAGTCCGATTCTTTCTCATAGTATATTGAAGTATCCACACCTTCATGAAGAACTTCTAAATCTACATTTATTTTATGTTGAGAGATTAACTTACCTGTTACTTTATCTGTTTCATTATAGACGGTTTGTAGTAAAACATCTCTAGAGAAGGTGGATGTGGTTATAACCTTATCCATCCTATTTATTCCATCTATCCATTCCTTAGGTGCTGCGGTGGTTTCTATACCCGCTGTGACACCAATATTATACTTACCCTTCCGTTGAAATTCGTTAGGTACAGTCACTTGAATATACACGTCAGGTATGAAATCTAAACTACTTACAATGTTCTCCTCTATCCAAGTATGAAATAAATTCACCTCGGGTTCTAAAGCGGTCATGGGAGTCTTACCCCAGTTACAACTGTCAATGTATATGTCAAATGAGTCCATATCATATAAGGACTTCAACAAATCTCTTGAGTGAGAACCATAACCACTTAAAGTCTTAATTGGTCCTCTAAATAATAGTTTCTGTTTAATCATATTGTGTTAAATCTAATCCTTTGGAAAATACTTGTCTAATGTTTCTAATTTATCGTCAGCATCTACCAGCATTGATAACGCTTCTTCAGCGTTTTTATAGAAGTCACCTGTTGAGTGATCCCCAATACCTGACCCTTTAGTCCCTAAAAGATCTAAAGTTAAAAGTGCCTTTGATTTCTCTGCCAATGCACTTGTTCTTAGCATCTCTATTAATTTTTCGTTCATATTATAGTTTTTAATTATGTTATTTTAAATAATTCAAATTTTTTCTTAGGGGTGAATTTGGATAGTGACTTCTCAATACCTTTAACTAATGAATTACACATAGTCTTAGTTGAGAAGTTTTTTACCATATATTTTCTCCCTATGAGTCCTCGTCTCTTTCTTTCCTCTCTACCTAAATTGTACATTTCTCTTATAGAAGAAACAACATCATAATGATTGATGCGGTCATCAAAAATATAAGGAGTATTAACTGACCCATTTAGTGTTGTTGATGCTGGCCATACAGGACTTACCCACTCACCATGAGTAACCTTACCTTCCCACTTCTTAGGGTCATGGAGTGTACCTATCTCTATGTAGTCATCGGCCGTTATTAACTTACCATCCAATTCAAATCCACACTGGTCCTGTAATCCACCAGTGACATTTACTATTATTGGAGTACCACACATTACAGATTCGGCAGTGGTCAAACCAAAACCTTCATTGTTTGCAATGTTAATAGTACAATCAACTGTATTATAAATTCTATTTAACTTATCCTGATCAAACTTATCATTAGTAAATTTTACATCATACTTAGGACATAACTCATTAACAACTGCAACTAAGTCAGTTCCGTTTTTATCTATAGACCTCGTATGCATTAGAAGTAAACATTTACTTGATTCTTCTTCGGTAAGTGTGTCACAAAATGTTTTGTATGTGTATATTACATCGGATGGTTGTTTACGTTTAATATTTCTATTATTAAAGAACAAAATAAAGTCATAGTCTTTGTCACCGTGTATAAATTTCCTCATTTCATCATCAACCTCTACAGGTTTAAAAGTTTCAGGATTTATACCGTGAGGTACATAACTGACTTGCCACTTCTTCAACGGTTTATGAGTGACCTCCCTATTTGACATACCAACCCTATTAACTATACCATAGGTTTGTTTTGAAATACAACCTAACCAATCACAAGATTCGTAATAATCTCTATTATAATAAGGATCTGGTAAGTCATCCCATATATGGTAAAAGAAAATGGGTATCTGTTGTCTTATTTCATGTTCACTGTCGTATAACCATTGCCAATAGTGTGGATCAGTAAAATGTAAAATTGCATCAGGTTTCTCAATTGAAATTAATTCTCGTAACCTCTCAATATTACCATAACCATTTGATGGATATATTTTTACATTTGCGTCTTTTACTCCCGTTTTATTTCGTACATCGGAATTAAGATCCACAATTTTACCAAACTCAGGGTGTTTTATAGCGGCACCCAACTGAACCCAATCAAATTTGTCCACACTACCTATAACCATTTCTTTTGACATGGTCGCCACACCTGATGTCATTCTCATGTCATCAGATAAAAGTAAAATCTTTTTCTTACTCATATTCATTTAAAATCTTGAACCACTAACGGCTAATACATTATGACTATCAATCAAACTTCTAAACTCTTCATTAGTGTTATATAAATCTAAAGAACGATTTACTAATTTTTGAAAGTTAAGTCCGTCAGTCTCTATTGTTTTGATTCTGAATTGTTTGTAAGTGTTTTCTATAACGTTAACTGTAGTTAACTTTGTCTTTGCTTTACTCATACTTGTATATATTTCTATATATATAATTTATATCAAAAAAATACCACGGTAGGTTAATACTGTGGCATTTAGTGGATTTATAACTTCACGTCTGTGAGTTACGAATTTTTCTTAGCCTCTTCAACCTTAACTATAATAGGACTGTTTGGTTCCTGTTGAATAGTTTTAGTTGTAGTCTGATTAGTTGTTTCTTGTTTTTTCTTTTTTTTACATCCACATCCCATAGTATAAAGTGTTTTATAATAATTATTAGGTTTATTAAAAAGTAACGGTACTTTTGTAAAGTATAAATATTTTAAAGTCAATAATCAATAGTTAATACCGAATAAAAGTTTTATTTTATTTCTGTAGGGGGGTTTCTTTTCTAATTTATTTTATGTATATTTTACTATAATCAAACTCAAATAGAATGGAAGAAGTACAAAAAGATTTTAAAATGGTAAAGAGTGTATATAACTCTAATTTCGAAACCATAACCAATATTATGCACTTGTATGGTATTGATAAGTTTGATTTGGATTGTACGTATTCTAAAGGTAATTTTTGGAAGGGACTACCGGACCCAACACATAAAACGGATTTGATCCCACATTATGAACACGTAATTCAGTCTGATTCTGAGAATCTCCCATTTGAGGATGAATCAATGAGGGCAATCATGTACGACCCACCATTCATCATTGTGGGAAGTGGAAAGGGTTATAAGAAAAATGGTCCTAATAGTTCTATAATTGCAAAAAGATTTGAGGGTTATGGGACATATAACGATCTAAAAGAAAACTACTACAACACACTAAAAGAATTATACAGACTTACTAAGAAAGATGGGTTTGTAGTAATGAAATGTCAGGATACGGTTTCTGGTGGAAAACAACACTTTAGTCACGTCATGGTAATGAACATGGCATATTCTTTAGGTTTCTACCCAAGAGATATGTTTGTATTAACTTCCAATGTGAGGGTTAATGCGTTCAATGGAACCAAGTGGAAGAAACAACACCACGCTAGAAAATATCATTCATATTTTTGGGTATTTGAAAAACGTAAACCGAAAGTTCCTTATGAATTTAACCCATTGGTTCAAAGTGAAGATTAACCCTATCACCCACCTTAAAATTATCTTTACAGGTTCCTGATGGGAATTCGATAACGTGATCACCTATTCCCGAATATCTTTGTTCACAATTGATATCACATGGTTGACAATTATGATGTATACCACTGATTCTTTTATTGTTTACAAACATAATATCTAAAGGTATTAAACATCTTCTCATCCAAAAACGATGATGACCTTTACCCATATTGAAAACCATACAACCGTCTAAGGACTTACGTCCCATCATACCTTGTTTGATTTCCTCAGGTGATGTCATGTATTCCGCGTCAAATACTTGATCATTAATCTTTACGTTCATTTCTATAATTAGTTGATAATCCAATTTAATTTACGTATATTTTATTAATTATGAAGTATAACGATCTATTAATAGGTGTTTTCCTTTTCACCATAGCACATTTCCTAACATTCTATCAATTGAATGGTCAATTCATATGGAAGTGGTTTCAAAAAAACGAGTGGATAATTATCATTAGTGGGTCCCTACTATCAATATTTTATGTGTTGGGTACTAAGTATGCTGTGTCAGGTACAGGAGGTTTATTGTGGCCCGCTAGGTTTATAGGGTTTGGTATTGGTATGGTTTTATATGCGGTATTAGTGAATCACCATTTCAATGAAGGACTTAATACTAAAACAATAGTTAGTTTGTTTTTGTGTTGCGCATTAATATGTATACAAGTATTTTGGAAATGAAAAAACATTTAGTAGTAATAGGACATCCAGATAAAAAATCATTTTGTTACAATGGTATCTTTAAAACTATCGTAAGAGAGTTAACTAGATATAAAGAAGAATTTGAGGTTATAGACTTATATGATGATAAGTTGCATCGTGATAGAACAGAATTAATTAAGGGATATAAAAAATTAGTTGAATGGTCAACCCACATCTATTTCGTATCTCCTGTTTGGTGGTTTAGACTTACCCCTAAAACTGAGACATTTTTCGACGAAGTTCTTACACCAGGATTTGCATATAAGTTTGTACCATTGTTTGGTAAGTATGCATATCCAAAACCATTTCTTAGTGATAAGAAAGTTAGAACATATATTACACATGGGGCACCGATGTTACCTGTTGTTACTTTGTATCTTAATTCAGTTAAGTTGAGATTAGTAATGGGGGTTTACACATTTGTGTTTGGGTGGAACATATCTCGTTGGTTGAAGACAAAACAATTTTGGTCCGTACCATTTGTAGATGCAAAGAAACGAGCAAAATATTTACGAGTAGTAAAGAATGATATTAGAAAAGATTTAAAGTGAAGATAGAAGATTTAGATAGAATTATAGAAATGGCGTGGGAAGATAGAACTCCCTTTGAAGCCATAGAGTTTCAATTCGGTATTAAAGAGAATGAGGTTCGTAAGATAATGAGAACCCATATGACAGACTCTTCATTTAAGATGTGGCGAAAGCGAGTAAAAGGTAGAAAAACAAAACATACCAAGACAAGTGAATCAAATAGATTCAAATCTAAAAATCAGAAATAGTTGGACAGTAACCTTTAATGGTAGACGTAAATAAAATAGTACAGTATAGAATGGTTGATGGGGATCTAACGACACATAACCCTTCACCATATTATTCTCTTCAATACGTTGATGTAAATAACTACAAAACATATATTGATGATATTAGGGAAGTCTCTAACCTAATTATAAAACAAATTCCTGATTGGGGAGATGCACCGACAGTGGAAACAGTCATTAAAAGGTTTGAATCAAAATCGTACACTTATTTATTTTACTATAAAGATAGGTGTATAGGGTGGAATTGGGGTAACCCTAATTTTACATATAATTGGATTGATATTGATCAAGAACTAGCAGATGATGAGACTTATTTGGGTGGATGTTTTGTGAGTTTGAATAAAGATGATAGACCTAATAATTCGGGATATTCTATGTGTTACTTGTTCTTTAAAGAGGAGAGTAGCAGAGGAATAAAATCCATGTATGGTGTGACCGATGATTGGAATAGACGAGCATCTATTCTGTATTATAGGTTGGGTTGGAAAACATATAATTTTATAAAATAATTAGTTATGAATAAATTAGACATACAGTATCTCGGTATATTAGAAAACGTTTTACATCACGGTACTGAGAAAAAAGATCGTACAGGTACAGGAACATTATCTTTATTCGGTAGACAAATACGTCATGATATGAGTGACGGGTTTCCATTACTAACCACTAAGAAAATGGCGATAAAATCTGTTATGACGGAATTAAAATGGTTCTTAAAGGGAGACACTAACATCAAATACTTAGTAGACAATGGTTGTAATATTTGGAATGGTGACGCATATAAGAATTACCTAAACATTTATAATTATAACTTTAAAGATGATGATACCATAGAACCACTCACCATGAATGAATTTATGGAGGATTTTAAAGACGATGAGGAGTTTAGAGAACAGTGGGGAGAGTTGGGTCCGATCTATGGTAAACAATGGAGAGGGTGGTTTAGTTATAATGATAATGTAGATCCTGTTTTTGTTGACCAAATTGCGAACCTCATAGAAGAACTAAAAACAAATCCTGATTCTCGTAGACTTATGGTAAGTGCTTGGAATGTTGGAGAGTTAGAGAAAACGGTGTTACCACCATGTCATTATGGATTCCAAGTGTATACGAGGGAATTAGGGTTGGATGAAAGGATAGATTATATGAATAAGGGTAGCATATCCAAATCCTCAGATTACTATCACGAACATTTAGATTCAATGGGGATACCTAAACGATCACTCTCACTAATGTGGAGTCAAAGAAGTGTGGATACATTTTTAGGTTTACCATTCAATATCGCATCTTACGGTATGTTACTGTCATTATTGGCTGACGAAGTCGGTATGATACCTGGTGAGTTAATAGGTAATTTAGGTGATGTACATCTATATAAGAACCACATACTCCAAGCGGAAGAACAACTAAAAAGAGAACCACACAAATTTTTACCAAAACTAAAATTAAAAAGTTCAGATATACTGAACGGTGAATTTGATTATGAAATATTACACTATCATTCTCACCCCACAATTAAAGCGCCCCTTAGTAACTAATGCAATTAATAACAACACACCCAATAAAGAAATCTGATTTAGGATTTCATGCAAACCTATTTGGAGGTAAACTATTAGCATGGTTAGATGCTGCAGGTGCCGCCTACGCCATGGAAATATGTGACACACCAAGAATGGTTACTGTCATGATCGATAAATGTCTATTTAAGAAACCCGCTAAAGAGGGACAACTGATTAAAATTTATGGAGATGTTGTTCACGTTGGTAACACTTCAATCACATTTTACTTAGAGGCAAGAGCACATAACGTATATTCAGGTAGTCAAACAGTTATACTACAAACTAACATTAGGTTTGTTAGAGTCGACGAAAATGGGGATTCGGTACCTATCTCAGAAAAAGTAAGGAACAAGTATGGACCAAAGTAGTTACAAATTCAGGTTGGACTCAATAAGGAGACGAGTGGATCAGGTCGATAAAGAACTCTACGAAGTTTTACGAAGAAGATTTCAATTGACTAATCGAATCGGAACCTTAAAGAAAGAATATAATTCTTCTGAAATGTGTGAATCACGTAAAAATGAAATCATTAACAAACTAAAAGACAATACGTTAAAAGATGACATGTCGATAGATTTAATTGAGTCATTATATAAATTAATAATTGATCAATCAATCACAGAACAATCACTTATAATTAAAGATAAGTAATTACAATTAACACTACAGAATCACTTTTTTTTCACTTAAATTTTAGGTGTGGAGAAGGTATTCAATTACAAACAAAACAAGAAAACAGATAAAGGTAAATGTCGGGAGAAATGTTCTATTGACATATATCATTATGACGATACTTTAATACTTGAACTTTCATACCTATTCACATATATGAGGTTCGACGAGAGTAATCAGAATGAGTTCGAATTAAAGAGACGTGTCGAAACAGAACACAGATTATCGATAGATCTAAAGAGTTCAGACTTTCGTGTCTTCACTCAAACCACAAACAAAGGATTCTTAGGTGGTAACAAATCATCAAATGGTAGAGACCATAAAAATAAGTTCTCACAATTAGAGGATATCACTAGTGTGGGGTTCTTTGGTGGGTCTAAGAAAGGTTCTACTTGGGGTGTTAAGTACAGAAAAAAAACAGAGGAAGCGTGGAACCTAATAAGAGAAATTATCCAACCAAGAATAAAAGATGAGTATCTTTCAAAAAAAGGATATCATAAAGTTGAGATAGATCCTTTGTACGATCTAATTGTTGATTTTCATTTAGATAAAAAAAATATTAAAGGTCATGATCTAATTTATATTGACATTCAAGAGGATTACCCAAAACAAAAATACCTGAAAAACAATGACCGTAAATTTGTACCCGCTGTTTTAGAACAGTATGGAATAAAAAATAGACAATTTATAGGTTCGATAAATAACAATGATGAAGGGATGCCGATAATAATTAAATCACTTAATTATTTTAGTAAGTTATTCGGTGATAACTATATCGATTATATGAATAAAATTGATTGGCATTTACATTGTTATAAATCACCACCCAATAGAAAGGTCCACCCACTAAAAAATGAGACCGAAAAGAGAAACATGGTTAAGTTAATTAGAAGGTGGGAAGAAGAAGGTTTAAGATTAAATACAGACTTAACATCAGATGGGACATTAATAATGTCCTTGTATCGTTTATTTGAATTAAGAAACAAGATTGAAAAAAGGGGTATCGAATTAAAATTCACCGCAACAAAAGATTCGGAATTGGACACACTATTTGAGAAATGGGAATCTCTAAGAAAATACCTACAGAAAGGATATAGAGTTAGATATCTTTTCCCCGAAGATTTCGTTAAATATGTTGAACAACCTATCAAGGTAGGTGATGTAATATACCAACCCAAAGTCTTATCTAAAGAAGAGGAGTTTAAAGTTGAGGGACATATAATGAAAAATTGTATGGGTAATCAGTTCGCACATGGGATTGCATCAATATTTATCTCTTTAAGGAAGGGGAAAAGATGGGTGGATGTTCAATATAGAAAAGGTAAGAAAACCATGTGTTATGGTAAGGCAAATTCACCAACACCTTCTGATTTTAAAAGTGCAATAGACACACTCAACAAACGTATGAGTAACTTTGACAAAGTGAAGTGGGTTAAAGAGAAGTACGATTTGATATAGATTTTTATTTTTCGTATATTTTATAGTATGGTAGACGTAACAGAAATAGCAATAGAAAAAATAGTTGGTTTAATGATGGAAGGTGGTATAACTCCTGACACTCACAACCTTAGGGTTGGTGTAAGTGGTGGTGGTTGTAGTGGTTTACAGTATGAAATGGACTTCGATGATAAGATAAATGAGGGGGACAGTGTATTTGAAGTGGATGCAATCAAGGTGGTTATTAATAAACCTTCACTACTTTATTTAGCGGGAACGGTATTAGATTTCCAAGGAGGTTTAAACGGTAAAGGGTTTGAATGGATCAATCCAAACGCATCAAGAACCTGCGGATGTGGGGAAAGTTTTAGTTTATAAGGTTTAAACTAATAAATAAAGTATTTATATATAAAAACAATCTAATGGAAGAATTAAACAAAAAAGATATTTTAACTCTTATTGGTGAGAATCTAACCACCATAAGACGACCTGGGTATAAAGGTTTCGACGAATCTAAGGAGTTAGATGAAATGCCATTAAGACCAGATCAACTACCAAAGAAAGAAGTTGAACCAGGTAAACCCACAAAAAAATCTAAAAAAATTGTTTTAACTTTAGATAATGGTGAGGAGATGACATATAGTACATCTCAATCAGTTATAAAGGTTGATGGGGAAAATAAGAATACCGTTAAGGTAAGTCAAATACAGGCCGGTGATGTTATTGTTGACGACAATAGGAGTGAACAAACAGTATCAAGTGTGGATCAGAAAGAAGTGATTGCACCTTGGACGGCAATGTTTGAAACGGATAATGAGGGTAAACCAATAGAACATGTTGGTTGGTACCGATATGATAATGGGGAGGTTACACCAATTATATTTACTTGTGAGTGGGATGAATTGACAGAGAAACATCCTGATTTAGTAGGTAAACTAAAAGAGAAGTTTGGTAAAGTAAAACTAAAAGAGGAAAACTGTCCAGCATATAAACCGAGAGGTAGAGACATAGATGGGGTAAAACCTATCCCTGGTGATGATGGAGATGAAGTTAGTTTTGACAATGCAGATCAAGTACCTGACGCATCTGGAAGTAGGACTACCTATACGAGAGAGAAGATAAATAGAGCATTTAATTCCGTACTAAAAAACGAGTTAGTTGATGACGAAGATTTCGTAAATACATTAAAGAGAATAAGTTTACCTGAAATAGTTATCCTTAACCCAAAACATCGAAATAAATACAGTGAAGTAAATGATAAGGAGATTACATTCCAATCACACAATATAAATTTATATAAAACACAGGAAGAGTTCCAAAAAACCACAAAGAAAACG